TGTTAGAACTTGAAGAACAAATAAAAGAGCAGAAAGTATTGTCAGCATTTAAAGATGGTGTTACAGATGCTATGTTACATGGCACAAGAGATGAGAAACAATCACACCATTACTATAATCAAGGCTATGACTTTGGTATAGATTTGTTTTGTAAACAAGAGGAGTGGACACATGAATAGATTTATTATAGAAGATACACCACAAAAAATTGCACAGTCTTTGTGCGACCAACACGTAGTCAAAATGCCACTAGAAGAGGCACAGATGTTGTGTACTGCACTATGGCATCATGCACCTAGTTATGCAGAGGAAAAAGGTTTGTATAAACCTGTACATCAAAAGCACCCTTGTACACTATGGGCAATGAAATGTCGCATGAATTATATGTGGGCAACCAACTTGTATATAGCAATGCTACAAGAATATACTAAGAGATACAAAAAAACTCATGGTGCAAGTAAACACTATGATGCAATCGTTCTAGGTGCAGAATATATACCTGACACTACAACATCTATAACACCACACCCACAATGTTTTAGTGGACATGATGAACTAAAAACAGATGAGGACTTTCCAATACAGGCATATAGGTCATTTTATATTGTTGACAAAATGAAATTTGCAAGGTATAAATATACAGAAAGACCTGATTGGTTTTACGAAGAAGATAAACATATAGCCTGTTTTAGTTACCCTAACTGTGATATAGCACCATTAGGTTGTGTCGTAGCACATGGGTCAAACGCAGAGTCATATGGACATAGATAATGAGGTGTAATATGAAAATAAATAAGTTGATTGATGAGTATTATTTATCTAGTGATTTCAATATGTTATCAGATAAATCTAAAGTAGATTATAAGTATTTCTTAGGTGTCATGTCTACTACTATCATAGACACCAAAAAACTTGGCTCTGTCAATCTAACTAAATTAACAGGTGGTATGTGTAGACGTGCCTATGAAATATGGCTAAAAAGAGGTATTCCTATGGCAAACTACACTTGCTCTGTTTCACGAAGACTTTTTGGATTTGCAATGGAAATGGAGTATGCCGAGACTAACCCTTTCTCTACTTTCAAACGTAAACCAACACAACCTCGCAAGGTGGTATGGTCAAAAGAACAGGTTTGTCAATTTCTTGACTATGCTTATGCTGATTTTAAGTACAGAAGTATAGGTTTGATAGTGCAAATGGCATACGAATGGTGTCAACGAGTAGGAGACATGCGAAATTTAAAGTTTACTTCCATAGATTTCGATAATCGTGTGTTAAATTTGCAACAATCTAAGCGAAGAGCAGTCGTGCACCTACCAATTAGTGATGAATTACTTGAAATGTTAAGTCAACAGAAGAATGACTACGGATTCCAAGAATATGTTGCACCCTGTCCAAAGGCGATTAGAGGCTCATACAAGCCTTATACTCTTTATAGGCTATCCAAGATAGCAAGAAGGGTTATGAGGCTCTGTGGCTTACCTAACGAGCTTAGAATAGCTGATTTACGTAGGACAGGAACTACAGAGATGGTTGAGGCAGGAGTTTCTATGGGTCAGATTATGTCTGTTACAGGTCATGCTAACCCTAATAGTGTAAAGCCTTATATGAAAAATACGTATGCTAGTGCAGAAAATGCATTGACAACTAGAAAAAATTATGGTATAAGCATTATAAATGCCGACAGGGAAAATGATATATTATGAATATATATAATTATATAAATGATTTACAGTTAGGTATAGGAGAGACTAAAAGATTATCTTGTCCTAGTTGTAACGGATACAAAACTTTTACAGTAACAAATAACATGGGTAGAATCTTGTGGAATTGCTACAAGTCTAGCTGTAAGTTATCAGGTTCAACACGTATCCACCTGTCTGTAGAAGATATAAGGGATGCCATAGACCCAAGTGTACTTGATGATGATGTAAATGATTTTACATTGCCTGAGTACGTATTACCACATGGGGATAGACCTAGTGTCACTTCTTGGTGTGCGTCTTGGAGTATAGATATGTCCAAGATAGAACTGTTTTATGATGTGAAAGATGACAGAGTTGTCTTTCCTATTCTCCACGATAATAAAATGGTTGATGCCACAGGAAGGGCACTAGGGTCTCGTTTACCCAAATGGAAAAGGTATGGAAGAAATAACTTGCCTTTTACTCATGGATGTGGTAGGGTGGCAGTAGTTGTTGAGGACTGTGTGAGTGCAGTAGCAGTAGGTAATGAGGTATATGTTGGGGTAGCAGTGTTGGGTACATCATTAGCTGAGGCACATAAGAAATATCTCTCACAGTTCTCGACTGCTATAATAGCTTTAGACCCTGATGCCTTGCCAAAGACATTAGCTTTTGCGAAAGAATTACGAGGTCATGTGAATGACGTTAAGGTACTACGAGTACAAGACGATTTAAAATACAGGAAAGAAGAAGATTATAAACAATTAGAATTATTAACCCCAAAGGAGTAACCAACATGGAATTATCATTAATACGAAGTTTGATGGACAAGCCATTCTATGATGCACATAGAGGTGCAAAGTGTCCTGACAGATTGTTTAGTAAAGATGTGCGTAAGATTAAACAGGCACTAGACCAAGCAATCAATAGGTATGAGAGAACAGTTACCCCTGATGAGATAGAGGCTTTGTTCCTAGCAAATAATGCATCTATGACTACTGCACAAAAGCAGGCTTACTCATCACTGTTCAACACAATAAAGAAGGAAGTACCACTTGGAGAAGATATTGCACAAGAAGTATTGTCTAAGTTATTTCAGCAAGTTGTTGGCGAGGATATTGCCAATCTCGGTTTTGATTACGTTAATGGTGCTAAGTCCTCTCTTGAACCCCTTAGAAATATTCTTGAGTTATATGCTGATGACTTCACACCCAATCTTAATATTGAGTGGGATGACATTACTATTGATACTCTACTTGAGAAGAACGACCTAGAGGCTAGATGGTCATTTAATATACCAAGCCTCACACGTAAAGTTGATGGCATCAATGCAGGTCATCTTATTGAGATAGGTGCTAGACCGAATACAGGTAAGACATCTTTCCATGCAAGTTTGATTGCTAGTCCAAATGGATTTGCTCATCAAGGTGCAAAGTGTATTATACTCTGTAATGAAGAAAGTTATCACAGAGTTGGTGTACGTTATTTGACTGCATCTACAGGTATGAAGATTAGTGAGATTACAAAGAATAAGGAAACAGCACTACAGAAGTATAAGCCTGTGTTTGAGAACATTAGGATTAGAGATGCGTCAAACAGAGACATGGCTTGGGTTGAGAGTGTGTGTAAGGCAGAAAAGCCTGACATACTTGTACTTGACATGGGAGATAAGTTTGCCACTACTGCAGGATTTGCAAGGCATGATGAGGCACTCAAAGCTAATGCCATACACGCAAGGCAGATAGCTAAGACTTATGATTGTGCTGTATTGTATATGTCGCAGTTGTCAGCAGAGGCAGAGGGTAAGGTTATTCTTAATCAAGCTATGATGGAAGGCAGTCGTACAGGTAAAGCTGCTGAGGCTGATTTGATGATATTGATAGCTAAAAACCCACAAGTAGAAGGTCAAGACGAAGAAGATGCACAGAGACATTTAAACGTAGTCAAGAATAAGTTGACAGGTTGGCATGGTACAGTTCATTGCGAACTCGATTATATAACAGCGAGGTATGAGGCATGAGCATAAACAAAGAAATTAATGTGTATAATAAAGAAGATATACCTGACCTTGAGTTTTGGATGGAAGAAGAAAAAAGATTAGCTGACTTATGTGATAAACAGAATTATCACAAAGACTACTATAGTAATAGTCATCGTAGAAAAGTCAAAAAACTTGAAAAGTTAGTAGAGCTTATAAAGTTATGTAATGTGGTAGAAGATTACGATAAGGGTTTAGCTTTAATAGATGGTAAATTTGTTGTTAGCATTACTACAAACTCGTGGAGAATTGTTAATAAATCTAAATGGTATAAACATAAAAAGGATTTACAACACTTTGTAAGCAATTATATATGTAAGGATAATGAAAATGAAGCTAACACTTGATGTAGAGAATACAGTTACACATAGAGATGGTAAGTTACATCTCGACCCATTCGAGGCTAGTAATAAGTTAGTGATGGTTGGATGCCTGACAGATAGAGGCGAAGAGTATTTGTTTAGAGATGACTTTAGTGGAGTACAAAAGTTACTAGATGATGCTACAATCCTGATAGGACACAATATTGTACACGACTTACTGTGGTTGTGGGAGTGTGGCTTTACTTACAATGGCTCTGTCTTTGACACAATGCTTGGCGAGTATGTATTGCAGAGAGGTAACAAGCAACCTCTATCGCTTGAGGCATGTGCTATTCGATATGACCTTGATACTAAAAAGCAAGACACAATGAAAGAATACTTTGCTAACAAAGTTCCTATTGATGAGATACCACCACAAGAGTTAGCAGATTATCTGTCTGCAGACTTACGTGCTACCCAAGAGTTATCTGATGTCATATACAGAAAACTCAATACCACAGAGTATGCAAGTTTGATGAGCACAGTATTGCTTACAAACAAAGTTGCAGTTACTCTAGCTAGAATATATCAGAATGGATTTCATGTAGATAAGGATAAGTTAGATGAAGTTCGTAGTGAGTTTGAGAAAGAGAAGTCAGATATAGAGATACGTTTAAATAGACAAGTCAAAGAGTTGATGGGAGATACACCTATCAATCTCAATAGTCCTGAGCAGATGTCTTGGGTTATCTACAGTAGAAAGCCACACGACAAGACTATGTGGGCAAACAGCTTTACTCCATACATGGATAAGTCTGACTACAGACATACCATAGAGCAAAACTCTGACATTGTGTACAAGACAAGAGCAGAGCAGTGTTCAAGTTGTGTAGGCACAGGTTACTATAGAAAGACTAGAAAAGATGGTACACCTTTTGCTAAACCTACAAAATGTAGTGATTGTGATGCAGTTGGATATTTATTTGTACCTACTAAAGCTATTGCAGGATTAAAGTTCAATGCTCCTACTGCTAAGTGGGTTAGTGCTAATGGATTTAGTGTAAACAAAACTAACCTAGCTATGTTACATGGTATAGCTAAACAAAAGAATATGACAGACGCAATGAACTTTCTTACAGACTTACAGAGACTATCAGCACTTGATACATACCTTTCATCTTTTGTTGAAGGTATCAACACACACATCAAGCCTGATGGTAAGCTACATGTTAGGCTGTTACAGCATCGAACTTCTACAGGAAGATTTAGTGGTGCTGACCCTAACATGCAGAATATGCCTAGAGGTGGTACATTCCCTGTGAAGAAGGTGTTTATATCACGTTGGAAGGGTGGACAGATACTTGAGGCAGACTTTGCTCAATTAGAGTTTAGAGTATCAGCATACCTATCACAAGACAAGATTGCTATGAAGGAGATAGAAGATGGATTTGATGTGCATAGTTATACTGCTCGTATTATTAGTGATGCAGGTGAAAAAACATCTAGGCAAGAGGCGAAGGCACACACGTTTGCTCCCTTGTATGGAGCAACAGGATTTGGCAGGACACCTTCTCAGGCTACATATTACAAACACTTCACGGAAAAGTACAAAGGAATCGCACTATGGCACTCCAAATTGGCTAAAGAGGTTATGAATACAGGTAAGGTTAGAATACCATCAGGCAGAGAGTTTAGTTTCCCTGATGTAGTAAGACGTAGAGATGGTTCTGTCTCTCACTTCACACAGATAAAGAATTATCCTGTGCAGTCATTCGCTACTGCTGATATTGTACCTCTAATACTTACACACATAGCAAAGAAGTTAGAGGTATTACAATCTAAAGTTGTAAATAGTGTACACGATTCTATCGTTATCGATGTGCACCCTGATGAGATAGATACTGTTATCTCTCTTGTTAAGAATATAAATGATACAATGAAAGCTCTTATAGAGCAACAGTTTGAGATATCTTTGAATGTTCCATTATTATTAGAGGCAAAAATAGGTAATAATTGGCTTGACACCAAAGACGTTTTATGATATAACAATAAAACTTTTAGAAAGGAGAATTACATATGAGTAATTTAGTTACAATAGATACTAACAATTATAATGCTATGGCTAAGGCAATGGGTATTGCTAATGAAGGCACTAGTAGTGATGGAAAGACTAACAATCTTCCTAGACTAAAGATTAATCATTCACCTATCATGGGCGAGGCAGAAGTCAATGGTAAGAATGTTAATGTAGAAGTAGTAGAAGGTGGAACGTATAAGTTAGATGTTCCTGATGAGAATATCTTTTACTCTAAGTCAGCTAAAATAAGACCCTTTGTACAGAGATTTATGTACAAAAGATTTGTGAAGAATATGTCTGCAAAGGCAGGAGACCCTATGGGTATTTATCATAAGACTATTATGGCTGATAATCTTAATATTGATTTGAAAGATAATCAAGGTGGTTTCAACTGTGGTAAACCTTCAGGTTGGATAAAAGACTTTCAGGCTTTACCTGTAGCCACACAAGACTTGATAAAGCAAATCAAACGTGTTCGTGTTATCTTTGGCACTATTGAGTTAGATAAACCTACAGATGAAAAGGGTAACTCTTTAGATACAAGTGCTCATCCTTTTATATGGGAGATAGATAATAGAGATGCCTTCAAGACTTTGGGTATTCCTTTTGCTAAGTTAGCACAGATGAAGAAGTTACCTGTTCAGCATACGATAGCTTTGAATACTGAAGAAAGAAAGCTACCAAATGGTAATTCTTTTTATCTACCTACAGCTAGTCTCGATTTGATTAATGCTGTTACTCTCGATGACAAAGACCAAGAGATGTTTTCTAATTTTATTTCTTGGATTGAGAACTACAACTCATACATAATCAATGAGTGGGATATGAAAGCGAAGGATGATATTAGTAAAGATGATATGCAGACTGTAGATGAGTTCATTGATATTGATGATGAGGTAGCTTAATGAACCACCCTGCTGAAATGATGATTCATCAATACTTACAAAATGCAAGTAAGGGTGAGACTGCTATGAGTTCTGAGACTATTGAGCAGGTAGCATCTGATATAAAGGATGCACTGAATCGTCAGTTCAACTCTAAAAGGGATACAGATTTTAAGTTTCGCATGTCTAATATTGGTAGACCTTCTTGTCAGTTATGGTATGAGAAGAATAAACCTGAGACAGCAATACCTAGACCTACTACGTTTGTTATGAATATGATGATAGGAGATATAGTTGAGGCTGTGTTCAAAGCTATTCTTAGGTCAGCTAAAGTAGATTTTGAAGATAGTGATACTGTATCTCTTGACATTGATAAAAATAATACTATATCAGGTACGTATGATTTAGTTATGAATGATGCAGTTGATGATATTAAGTCAGCATCTGATTGGTCATACAAATATAAGTTTGATTCTTACGAGACTTTACATTCAGGCGATAGCTTTGGTTATGTAGGACAACTTGCAGGTTACGCAAAAGCCTCTAATAAAAAGGCAGGTGGTTGGTGGGTTGTCAACAAAGCGAATGGTCAATTTAAGTATGTTCCTGCTCACATAGAGATGGACAAAGAGATTGATAAAATCAAAAAGAATATAAAGTCTGCAGAGTCAGACAAGTTAGTACGGTGCTTTGAACCTGAGCCTGAAACTTTTAGAGGTAAACCTACAGGCAATATGGTTCTAAGTAAGAACTGTACATTTTGTTCATACAGACAAGACTGTTGGGAAACTCTTGAAGAGTTACCTTCACAGGTGTCTCAAGCTAAAGAACCTAGAATGGTTCAGTATGTAAAATTAGAAAGGAGAAAAGCATGAGTAAGTCAATAGATGAACTAAAGGAAGAAATACAGGAAATGGAAAAGCAACTAGCAGAGGCTAAAAAGCAGTATCGTGAAATACGTACTGAAGGTTTGCGTAATGCTATAGAGGCTAGAAAAGTAGCTGAGGATGCTGTAAAGGAAGAACTAAAGAACTTAGGATACAGCACTTCCTATAGTCCATTTACAGGTATAACTTGGCGAAACTTCTAAGTGTCTCCTCATAAAGTAAGAAGAGAGGCTATAAAATATGGATATAGGAGTGGCTTAGAACATGCTATATCCATATACCTCACTGAACTTAAATGCAAATATGGTTATGAAAGTCTAAAGATAGAGTGGGAAGACTTAACTTACAGAACGTACACTCCTGATTTTATATTAAACAATGGCATAATAATAGAAACTAAGGGTAGATTTTTAGCATCAGATAGAAAGAAACACATAGCTATAAAAAAACAACACCCTGATTTAGATATACGATTTGTGTTTACAAACAGTAGAACTAAGTTACAAAAGGGTGCTAAATCTTCTTATGGTCAATGGTGTGACAAACATGGTTTTAGATATTACGATAGAATAATACCTGAAGATTGGCTAAAAGAAAAAGGAAAGAATGTACATCCTAAATTTATAAAGTTTAAAGGTACTAAAATCGTAAGAAGATATAAGACTAAACCTAAGAGGAGAGTAAAAAAATGAAAGAATTTAGAAGAAGTATGAGACCTGAAGATTTTCTAATTAGTGTCAGACCACAGTTAGACCCTAGAAGATTGTGGACAGGACAAGTTGATGTAACTATTATGTCATCCCATGAGAACCCATTAAATGATGATGACTTTTATTCTCTAATGTCTTTTTGCAGAACTATATGTTCTTCTATACCTGTCATGGAAGAAGATGATTATGTAAGAGATAAGTTAGAGGCAAAGGCTGATGAGTATGAGAACCGAAACTCAAAAGAAAAAGCTAAAGTAGTGGACAAAGATGACAACGTTGTTTACTTGTCATTTAATACAGACACCGAGGGTAATGCATAATGATTAGAGTAAAGATAATGATTACCCTAAATGTAGACCCTGAAGAATATCCTGTTCCTTCTGATGGAGATGTGACAGAAGATTTTGAAGATTATATAAAAGAATTATACCATGACTTAGAGGGTGTAAAGATAAAACATATGAAAGTAACAATGGAGTAGAGAATGATAAATAATTACTTACCGACAGATTATCAAAACTTCATAGCACTCTCTCGCTATGCAAGGTGGAAAGAAGATGAGCAGAGAAGAGAAAATTGGGGAGAGACTGTAGATAGATACTTTGATTATATGGATAATCATTTACAGAAAAACTATTCATATAATATAACTAAAGCCTTGAAAGAAAAACTCACAGAGCAGATAACTAGTTTGGGTGTTATGCCTAGTATGAGAGCATTGATGACAGCAGGACCTGCTTTAGATAGATGTCATGTAGGTGGCTATAACTGTAGCTATATACCTGTAGACAGTCCACGCAGTTTTGATGAATGTATGTATATACTTATGTGTGGTACAGGTGTAGGATTCTCTGTTGAAAGAGAAAATGTAGATAAGTTACCTGTAGTCAATGAGCATTTTGAGAAGTCATCTACAGTTATAAAAGTAGGAGATAGCAGACCCGGATGGGCAAGAGCATTACGTGAATTAATATCATTATTATATGCAGGGCAGATACCTACATGGGATGTATCAGAAGTAAGACCTGCAGGTGCAAGACTCAAGACGTTTGGTGGTAGAGCATCAGGACCTGCACCACTAGAAGAATTATTTAGATTTTGTATACAGAAGTTTGAGGGTGCAAAAGGTAGAAGATTATTTCCTATCGAGTGCCACGACTTAATGTGCAAGATAGGTGAAGTTGTAGTTGTTGGTGGTGTAAGACGTTCTGCTCTTATATCTTTGTCTAATTTAGGTGATGACCAAATGCGTCATGCTAAATCAGGTCAATGGTGGGAGAATGAAGGTCAACGAGCATTAGCTAATAACTCTGTAGCTTTCAAAGGCAAGCCTGAAATGGGTACATTCATGCGAGAATGGACATCACTATATGAGTCCAAGTCA